GAGAACAGCTTGATTCGCGACGACGTCAGCAGTATAGATACAGCGGCCGCATCGGCCGCCACCGCCACTGCCACCCGTATTCGCGATGTCAATGCCAGTGACGACGCCATCGACAGAACCGCGAGCCGCGCCTTTCTCGACCGCTTTGGGCAAGCCTTGGAGCGTTCCCGTGATCGCGCCCAGAATGCCGCCCTGTCCGTCTCGGGTCGAAGACGCAAGTCCGGTGACACCGGCGAGCGGGCCTTTGCCGGAGATCAGCGCGTCCAAGGACGCATTGAGGAAGCCCTTGCCGAGGTTCTTGAGCGCGCCGGTCAGCCCTTCGGTGCCCGTCAGCAGGTCACTCAGGAACGACTTCATGCTGTCAGCGGCGAAGTCCTGCGCCTGCTTGATCTGATTGCGGATGCGCAGAATGTCTTCGGTGAGCTGCTTCTCCCTGCCGAGTTCGCGCGCCCGTTCAATGACCTGCTTACCGATAACGCTCTCGGTATCCAGACCCATCTCGCGGACCTGCTGCGTCGCGCGCATAACCTCAAGTTCTTCGATGCGCTTGCCCTGCGTCTCGAAGATCAGTTCGCGCTGCTTGCGCAGCGTCTCAAGCTCCTGGCCCATCTGGTTGAACAGATCGACGCCGCCGCTTTCATTACGAACGCGCTGCTCTTCCTTCAAAGCATTAATACGCGCTTGCGCGCCCTTCTCGTCGATGACGAGCCCAGCAGCGCGCTGCTCCCGAATCTGATCTTCGAGTTTAAGCAGTTCCTGTCGATCCGCGCGCTGCGATGCCGAAAGACCGCCACCCAGCGCCGCCGCGTTGGCTTTAGCCGCTGCGCTGGCGCCGTCACGCGAAGCCCGCGTGGCGTCAGCTTGCGCTTTCTCGGTCTTGGCGATCTCTTCCCGCAGCAGCCGCTGGAAACGAACCTGCGAGTCAGCTTCGGTGTTCGCGCCGATATCGCGGCTCTCGTTGCGTGCGCGCTCCAGCAACTGAGCGCGGAGCGCCATGGCAGCGCCCGAGAGCTTCACCGCACTGGTCTCTGCGGTAAGCGTCTTCACGTTATCGCCCGACGCACGGTTCAATTCCTCGGTAGCCTTGCGTGCGTCAATCATGACCTGGCCGCGTGCGCGTTCCTCGGCCCACGCTTCTTGGATGGCATTGCGCTGCGTACCCAGCGCCTCGTTACGCGTCTTAGCCGCTGCCGTGTCAGAGCGCTGCGCTACCGTGACGTCGGTGACGGCTCTTTCCTGCAGCTTCAACTCGTTGGCGGCTTTTTGGTCGGCTAGCGTCACACCTTCGCGTACGCCCTTATAGTCGTCGAGCATCTTCTTGGCGGTTTCCAACCCGCGCTTGTTCTTCTCGATCTCAAGAGTCAACGCGACCATCTCTCGCGTGACAGTACCGTTGAGGTCGCCACTCTTGGCCAAGTCGTTGCGGCGCGCGGTCAGATCGGCAATCGACTTCTCGTAAATGCCGATGTTACGAGTCGCAGCTTGGTACGCGACCACGGTCTGAGCAGTAGCTGACAGCCCCGCGTTCTCGGCTGCTGCTGAAATGCGAGAACTCTCGGCGTTCTTCTGCTTGGTGCGCGCAACGTCCTCCAGCGACGCCCGCAATTCCTGCAACGGACGCAACTGGCGCTCAATTTGCTGGAGTTCGACGCGCGAAAAATCAGCCGATGGGCTGTTTTTGTTCGACGCACTGGCGATGCGCTCCTGAATCTCCGCTCGCTGCCGGAGCAGATCATTCAGTTTCTCTTCGTCGGTGCGCGACATGACAAGCGATGCGGCACCTTCGAGCGTGGCATCAACACCTCGTCCAACCGCACCCTTCAAGCGCTCCCACTTTGACTGCGAAGCAATGGCACCATCCGTCGCTTGCGCGATACCCTTCATGACCAGTTCTTGAGCGCGGAGCGTGTCGTTGTAGGCCAAGGCCGTACGGATGCCGCGCTGCGTCGTAGCGTCGAGCGCGCCAAGTTTGCCCGACAGCAACTCAGAAGCCTTCTCCGGATCAGCCAAGGCGCGTGCCAAATCCTGTGCGGATGTCTTCATGTCTTGGCCCGTGACGATGGAGTATTCCTTCGTCAACTGCGTCAATCGGGGCAGATTGGACGCGGCCACCGCGCCGAGCCTGACGTACTCGGCGGCGATCGACCGCGAACTGGACACCGTGATGCTCGCCGCTTTGGCGGATTCCTCGGCGAGCGCGTTCAACTGACCGCCAGTCAAACCGGTTCCGCTGCCGGCGCCGAGGAGCGAGCGGCTGAGATCGGTCTTCTCGCCTCCAACGGTGATAGCCGCGTAGAGCGTGCCGAGAGCGGCTGCGACACCCGCGATGACCGGAATGAGCGGACCGAGGGCGAGAATGCCCCGCCCGAGTTGCCCCAAGAATCCGGTAGCCGTGCCTCGGGACGAGGAGATGATGTCGGCGATCTGCGTGCCCTGCTGGATCAGCACCAGCATCACGCTCTGCCCCGAGGCGAGCGACACGAAAACGTCCTGCGCCTGCCGGCTAAAGTTCACCAACTCGTGCCGGGCGAGACCGGTCCCACTAGCGTACTTCGACTGCGACGTATAGGCGCCCTCGTAGGCTTTACGCGTGTCGACGAGGACGCGACCGGCTTGACCGACGATGACGTTGTACTGCTCCTGGCCGATCCGCCCGGCCTTGAGCAGATTCGCCGCTGCGGTGACGTCAGCGTTGTACCGCTGCTGCGCCGCGCCCACGATGTCATAAGTCTGAACGAGCCTGTTCAGCGTCTGGTCAACGCGCTTCGTCTCCGCTTCTTGGGCGGCGAACGCCTCTTGGAAGACAGATGCGGAATCGCGAGCACTTTTGCTCGCCCCCTTAACAAGACTAGCGTCCAGCGCACGCCCGAATTCTTGCCCGGCTTGCGTGGCTTTCATCCGCGCTATGTCGTCAAGGCGGTCAAGTTCGGCACCAAAAACCGAGGCGGAATCACGAGCACTTTTCGCTGTCGCGACGACCAAACTTGCGGAAAGTGAACTGCCGAAATTATCCGCGATCTGTTTCGCTTGGGCCGTTGCCACACCGTCCAACCCGCCATAAGCTGAAAGGAAAGCATCCGCCGAGGACCGAGCGGCTCCCGTGCTCGGGCTACGCACGCCCAACTGAGCGTTGATGACCGACTGCGCACGGAGCGCTGTCGTCGCGGCATCGGCCCGCCGCGTCAACTCTGCTTGCGCACCGGCCATCAGCGTAGCGGCTCGCGCATTTGCGGCGTATTCGGAATTCAGCGACTGTACGAGCGGCGCCAACTTGACGAAGCCGCCCGAGGCAAGCTGCGCGGCGTCGGCGACCTGCCCGTACTTCCGGTAGACGCCGTCGAGCGCTGCGACGGTGCGCGCCTGCGCCGCAACCGGATCACCGGTGGTCGTCTCCAGCGTCCGCCCGATCTTGGCGATCTCTTTCTGGAAGTTCTGCGCGTCCTTGTAGCCGACGATCCACTTCGCCGACATGCTCTGGACAGCGCGAGACGTGCCTTCCGCTGCTGCGTCGACCTGGGCGAGCGACTGGCCAACGGCCTTCGCCGAGGCGACCATCTGCGCATCGGCGGCGTTCTTCTGTTGGGCGGCGCGGACATAACCCGCGACGTCCATGTCGGCAGTGACGCGAAGGGATTCGAGCCGGACAGTCATGTCTTGGAATCGCGCTCCTGCTTGGCCTTGTCCATCGCGGCTTTCGCCTGCTCTGCGGTGTAGGCGACGTACTCGTCATCCACAGCCCGCAAGAGCCGGTAAAAATCGTGGAACCCCTCGCCCGACAGCGCGTGATCCTCTGCGTAGCGGCTGATGCTCCCGTAGTAAATACCGGAGCACGAGCCCATGTCGCTGCGGAACCGATCGTGGCTCAGAGCCTGCCATGCCTGGACAACGTGTTCCGCCCAGACCGGCATATCTTCGTCAGGATCGGCCTCGACGTCACCAAACGCCTCCGCCGCGTCGCCCTCTTCCTCCATCAGGTCTCGGAGGAAGTCTCGTTCTTCACTTCGCTTTTCGAGGAGCGCCCGGAAGGCTTTGCGGACTTTCCCACCTCATCCTCCACGAAGGCGATGTCGACCTGGGCCAGCTTGTTGCAGCAATACTCGACCTCGGAGACAAGTTCGCGGTAAGCCGGATCGGTCATGTACTCCAGCGCGGTCTCGCGCGAGTAGGGCACGTCGATGCCCTCCCAATCGTGCAGAAGCTCCTCGGCAAGCAGCTTGCCGATCGCCGGCGTCAGCACGTCATCGGGAATGACGCCGTCCTTGTAGGTGCGAGCCAACTTCTTGAAAAGCTGATCGCTCTTGATCTTGAAGGAGGGCTTGGTCTTGGCGGAGACGCGGAAACGGGTTTTCTTGCCGTCATCGCCCTGCCAGCGGGAATCGACCCAATCGCCCGCACGTTCGCGTTCGAGGTCAGCACGAATTGAGGAGAGCTTGAGAGTCATGGGGTGCCTCGGTGTGAGAGACGGGCGGAGTGTCGGCCCCGCCCGTCAGGAGCGCGCTTCCATCTCGCCGCCGGCACCGACCGGCATTACTGGCACCAACCAGTCTGGCTACTGCTCCCCGCCGACACGGAGATCGTGGCGAAGATCATTGCGCGAGACTTAGCGGTTCGTCAACGAAAAAGGCGCTGCGATCACGCGCAGCGCCTTAACGAAATTTTCAAGTATTGACCGAATACGTCAATACCAAGCTTCGAGACGATCGAAGATCACATTGGCTCCCGTCTCAGGATCAAGAGAACCCGAGAAGTCAAAATTTGCAGTGACCGTTGTGTTCTTACCGGTCGCCTGCGGAGCACCACCGCCACGAAGCGTGGCACGCGGAATCTGCAAGATGAACGCTTGGTTGTTCTTGGCTGTGCGCGCGTTCAGCGAAGTGACGGTGCCGTCATAGAATTTCTGCAGCACCGCGTTGCTGCCGAAATACGTCTCGATCGAGCCGTTGACGGTGTTCTCGCCTTCACGAATGTACACACCACCGAAGTTATCGACCGCGTCCTGGACTTCCAGGTTGGCGTTGATCGTCAGCGACAGGCTGCGCGCCCAGTTGGGCGAAGTGAGCCGGGTGCCGCCCTCGGCGAGTCGGCCCACGTTGGCCGATCCCGCCATGACCTGGCTGGTCGTAGCGGCGTCGGGCGCGGCGTCGAGAGGCGTCGTGGACTGAGCCGCCGTCAGGCCGGTGAAGGTCACCGAGCCCGTCAGCTTCTCCTTGGCGGTCCAGGACATCTCAAGCTGGCCTGCCTGCATGCCGCGATTGACCATGTAGGTCGGAACGGCTTGGCCGAGGAAGCCACGCTCGATCGTCATCGGCATGGGCGTGACGCCGTTCTTCAACTGGTCGCCGAACCAGAAACGGATCGTCTTGCCCGTACCGGAATCGGTCGTCCAGCCGGACGGCAGGTTGTCCAGCGTCAGCTTGGTCGCCGCGATCGCCGTGACGCGAGCCCACGCGGCGGCGCGAGCCACCGAACCCGCAGTAACCAAGAAGGCGAAGGTCGTGGCATCGGCGACACCGCCGACCTTGATCCACTGACCGACCCGCAGCCCGAGCGTGGTGAAGTCCAGCGCGGTCGAACCGAGACCGTCGGCAAGCGCCGTGATGTCGCCCGACGCGCCTTCATGACCGACGACCTTGAGCCGAGCCGCAGCCGCAGGCGCGGCGTCCGCGACCAGATTGGCGCCGAGCACCGCGACCGAAGTCGTGCCGCCCGTCGTGACCTTGAAGATGCCGTTGTTCGCCGGATTGGCGAAACCCGACGCCTTGAGCAGGTTGTTCACGACGAAAGCTGCACCGGTCGTCACCGTATAGACGTCCGTGGTGTCGGTGACGGCGGTAATGACGCTGTCAGCCGTGCCGTCGTTGTCGCGCTCGGCAGTGTTCAGCCAGTCGCTAAACACGACGCCGGCAAGAACGTCCCCGAGGAAGGTGTTCGGATGCGGATAGGACAGCTCGAAATTGATCGCACCAGACGAATCCTGCCCGACCATGATCGGATCGGCATTCATGCGGTCGGCGCGGATTTCGTCGCTGTCCACATAGGCCGGAGCGCCCATCAGGGACTCGCCGGTCATGCGGATGCTCTTCATCCGAGGCGACGCCGGAGTGGTCCCCGCCGTCACTTCCTTCACGTAGCTGGCGGAAACGCGATTTGCGCTCGTCATCGGTAGTTCTCCTTGGTCATAAAAGCGGCGTCACCAAACGCCGGATTTACCTTGCCCAAGGGTGGATGTTTTGACTGCCGGCGCGGGCCACGCGCGGGCAAAGGAGTTCAGCGCTTGGCCGGTTTGTCGACCTCACGCGCCATGACAGCGCGATCCTGTTCGAGAGCGGTTGCGGTTTCGGGAAGCGCCAGCGGCGCGGAATCGACGATCGCGGGCTCGGCTTTCTCGATGGCGCGTTCGGCGGTCTTCGTGTCGGAATCGACCACGAACTTCCGCTTCTTGAGATCGGCGAGCGGAATAACCCCGCCCACCAGGTCGAGTTCGGAGATCGTATCGCCGACATTGAATCGACGGATCGGATGCGGGAAAGGCTTCAGCACGGTCAGCGACATCGTCGTCTCCTCGTTACGGCTCCATCCGGCGCCAGTCTATCGAAACCGAGATACGATAAGTCGAGCCCTCATCGTCTCCCGAGACGCCGATACCGATATCGGCATCCATGAATTCCAGACTGTCGCCAAGCAGTAGAGCACCTCTAAACAGGTCTGCCAATGCCTTACACCGTCTTCGCGCCAGTTGCGAGCCCGATCCGGCTTGCACGAGCACATGGAGCCACAAAATGCCTTCTTCGTCCCAACGGTTGTCGGCTTGGTTATCAGCGCCGATCGACTGCTGAGCGTACACGGTTCCGGCCATTTCGACCATGACCCATTCGCGGGACGCGGGAACGTCGAAGTTCTCGTTCTCGAACTGCAACGGCGTTTCCGTCCAGTTCGCCCGGATGTAGTCTTCGATGGCCTCGTAGACGGTGTCAGAAGCCATGTCAGCGATCCTTCATGCGCAGCAAGATCGAAGGGTACGTGACCATCTGCCCCGCTTGGGTGTCACGCTTCAACTTCGTGCGAGCAAAAGGCTTATAGCCTCGACTGAACCGACCCTTCAACACGTAGCCGCCGGGCAGATGGACCATCTCGAATCTGGCGTCGACCACGAGGCCGTACTGGCTTCTGATCTTGCGCCCGACGCGCTCAAAGACGCCGTCGGGAACGCTCATCCGCATGTGTCCGACCTCGATCTTGCGCGCATACGGCACCGTCGCAACGATGCGGACTTCCTCGTCCGCTGCGATCTGGGCGTTCCACGGCACGACCTGCGCGCCAATCATGAGCACTTGGCTGTTGATGTAGGCGTTCGTCAGCGCGGGCGAACTGCGGATCAGGGCATCGCGCGCAAACTGGAGGATCGGCTCCCAGTACGAGAAGATGTACAGAATAGGGCCTGGCGCTTCGACCTGCTCTTCCGGGGCGTCCTTGACCATCGCCCCGCCCCTGACATTGACATAGCGGGTATAGATCGACGACGCTTCCCGAGATGCGATCGCATCGGCAAGAGCCGATTTGGCGTACTTCGCCAGTTCGCGATTGATATTCTCGGGTGCGATGCCGGCGGTTGCCAGTTGCAGGTCTTTCGCGAACGTGTCGAAACGGGGCTTGCGCGCCATGGCGTCACCCAAGAATCTGGCCCTCGTAGCGAACGATCACATCGTTGATCCGTTTCGCCGCGAGTGAGTCGATCCGCCGGCTCACGCCGTCCACATCTTCCAGTTCGTCCGTGAGCTTGATACGCGGCGTACCCGGAACGGGAGGCCAAGTCGCCGCCGCGACCGCAGCGTTGAGCAGCGTCGGGCTCAGAATGAACGTCTTGAGCGTCTGCTTGGTCGTGCCGACGAGATCATCGGTCATGTGCCCGCTCAGACGCCCGCGAAGCGTCACCTCGCGCCACGTACCGCTGACGAGCCGACGCAGGATAATCGTCTCACCCCGTCGCGCAAGCGAAGCGTCCAGTCGAGCGATCATCGCGGCGGGGGTGTCAGCGAGGTTCATGCGTAAGTCGCATTCCGATAAGTGGAAAGACGCGCGGCGATGTCGGACGGGATGCCGAGCGTCACTGATGGGCTGGTGGCACCAACCCAATACTGCGTCTCGATCTCGTCGATCCCGTCGACATCCACGCGCACGCTCTTGACGAGCGGATCGCGAGATTCCGACGAGTAGAAGATGCGCAGCAGATCGGCGGCTGCGCCGGCCAGATCGGGCGGAACCTCAGCGAAGCCTGCCTGGTACACGACGACCGCCAGCCCCCGAGGCCATTCGGTGAACTCGGTTCCCGTCACCGCAGCCACCGTTCCGGCATCGCTGTCGACAATGAAATCAGTCACGTCATAGGACGTGCCTCCCAACGTGAAGGAAGTTAACGTGATTTCATGCCTACGAGCTAGGATCAAAGTCCTGCCACCTGGGTAGAACTTCGTTTCCTGCACAGTCTCCTGCCGGAGCGTGCGAGGTGCGCCGCGACCACGCGCGATGCGGCACGCCGAGTGAATCTCAGCTGAGACCCGATCCACGAGCCGCTCCAACTGCGTGTCCTTCGATGCGTCGTTCGCCGCAAGACCGACGATCAGCCGCGCTTCTGCGACGGTCAGTAGATTGGGATCGGCTGCTGGCGTGACGATCTCAAGCATCGGTCACTCGCCCTTCTTCGGCGCGAAGCGGTACGGAGTTGGTTCGGCGGGGAGCCGGACAACGTCCTTCCCGTCTCTGGGCTTCTTGATGCTCAGCCGCCAAGCGGTTTTTCCTTCGCCGGGCTTCTCGTTTGTGTCGTCCTGAGCAATCCAGAAGCTTCCGCCCCATGTGACGCCGTCTCCACGCTCGTAAGACTTACCCTCGGAATAGACGCCCCGATCCAGAACGACAGGCATCACGATCCTGGCTTCCTTCGTGACCTCGCCACGCGACCAGCGAAGGATGATCGTGCGTTCGCCATCGTGATCGACGCTCATGTCGTCGAAGCCCAGCCCGTCCTCGCCATCCTTCGGCTTCGGTATCTCAGCGATCGCCTTTGCGAAATCCTCACGCAGAACGGCAAGCATCGCGTCCTGTTCGGCGTCCTTGCCGACGACACGACCCATGTTCTTCGTACGCCCATCGGTCATCGTCAGGATCAGATTGTGATCGCGATCAATGACAGCATCGGCCAACCCTGCGCCATCCTTCGGCACCGGGATCGCCTTGACGGCGGTCTCGACCTCCTTGGCGATCAACGGCTGAACCTGTTCGACCGTGACGCTCTCGCCGTCCTTGGGCTTCGGCCAGTTGTCGAGCGTGCGCGTCACGAGGGCCTTGACCTCATCCATATCGACATCCTGTCCTGCTGGCGCAGGGGGCAGCGCCTTGACGGCTTCGTCGATCAACGGACGAACATCGTCCAGAGTGACGCTGGTGCCGTCCTTGGGCTTCGGGAGCGCCCCGACAGCGCGCGTGACGTGATCCGCGACCGAACGCTCCGTGGTCTCCGCCAAGGCGATGAACGACTTCTCGACGATCGCACGAGCTTCGTCGCCCACAGAAACAAGCGTCTCCTCGGTCTGCTCGCGCAGGCCCTTGGCGATCTCGTCGATCAGCGGACGCACATCATCCAGCGTCACGCTGGTGCCGTCCTTGACCTCGGGAATTGCAGCGATAGCCGTCTCGACCCGATTGACGGCGTCACCGGCGGCCTTGATGGCAGCATCGAACTGCGCGTTCACTTCGCCCCAAGCCTCATCCAAGATCGGCCGTACGTCATCCAGCGTGACGCTGGTGCCGTCCTTGACTTGGGGGATCGCAGCGATGGCTTCGTCGACGACCGAGCCCCACAGCGTCGCGGCTTCACGCATCTCGCGCTCGTTCGCCTCGCGCAGCGACTTGAGCGCTTCGTCGATCACAGGCTGAACCTCGGCGAGCGTGACGCTTTTGCCGTCTTCCGGCACGCGGATACCGGCAACTGCCGTTTCGAGCACGCGCTTGGCGTTCGTCTCCACATCGACGAGGATCGCGACAACCGCCTCACCCAGATCGGCCTTGGTCTGCTCCTGCAGTGCGGCACGCGCTTCGTCAAGCAGCGGTTGAACATCGGCCAGCGTGACGCTTTTGCCGTCTTCCGGCACGCGAATGGCGGCCACGGCTTCATCGACCATGCGCTGCACGACCTCGGGCTCGACGGACTTGCCGTCCTCGGGCACGCGAATGCTCTTCGTGGCCGCTTCGACCGCCGCGTAAACGTGCTCGACGATCGTGCGCTCGACCGCGACCTGGTCGACGTCTTGACCGTTGCGCACGTTCGCAAGTGCCGCATCGACGCGCTTGACCTCGGTCGAGACGTTGTCGCGCAGCGCCGCGAGCAGATCGGCGTTCGCCGCCTTCAACTCGGCAATCGTGGCGCGCGATTCCGCCGTCACGACTTCCAACTCCTTGCGCCACTCCTTGCGGAGGTCGGCAATGATGCTGCCGAGAGCTTCGGCCAGCGCGTCAGGCAACTCGTCGGTCACGGGCGTCCGCTTTCTGTTTCAGGATGGATGCGAAGCGCGTGACGCGCAGTGAACGCTGTTCCGGCTCTTCTGTGTCGTCATCGGGCTCGTCGGGCTCCGGTGGGGCCTCTGGCGTTGCGGGCGCCCGGCCGAACGGATCGGCCAACGCGTCGCGCTTGGCCAGTGCCTTGAGACTGTAGTTTTGCTCTTGGATGAAGACGTCGTCGCCAACGCCGTCGGCGAGCGGCTGCTGGTCGATGCGCTTGCGCATCTCGTCGACTTTCAGAATGCCGGCGCTCTTGCTGAGCACCTCCATCTGCGTGACGCTGTCCATCCGCATAAGCCCGTCCACGTCGAACTCGGTGCCCAGAACGCGACCACCTTCGAGCGTATTCCCAACACCGATACCGAGTCCTTCGTCGAGGCACAGTTCCGCGCTCTCGATCAGGTACTGCAGTGCCTGCGAGTAGTATTCCACGTTCAGAGACTGGATGTTATCGTACTTCGGCATTTCGCCGATGCCGATCTTGTAGGCCGGCACCTTGAAGGTCGAGCACACGACCTGCGCGCTCCACTTCAACTGATCGACCAACTGCGCATCGACAGCCGACATCGTCATGGCCTGGAACTTGAGATCGCTGCCGAGCACAGCGACTTTGCCGATGCCGTTACCGCCGGTGTAGTTTTGCTCCCAGTGAGCCTTAAGGCGCGCAGCGGTCTCGTCGTCGATGTGCCCCGGCGCCGACAGGATGCCGCTCGGGCGCGCGTTGTTGTCGAAGAACCCAGTCGAGTTCTTCTGAATGCTCAGACCTTGCGTTGCGGCGAGGCCGTTCGCGAACAGCGGTGACACGCCGACCAGCGGGTGGTGCAGGCAGTGCATTCGATCATGGATGATCTCGCGCGCCGGAACGAGGACATCCGTCTCCAGCCCTGACAGGTTGTCCTGCGAGAGCCGGTAGTAGACGTCGCCGCCGTCCGATACGAGCACCTGGACCCGCGTCGGGTTGAGAACGTACAGCCCGATGACAATGCCCCGACCGTCTCGAACCTTGAGCACGTAGGTGTTGCCGCTCATCAGCTTCGAGAGGATGTAGGACTCCCAGAACTGGATTCGGGTCTGATACGGATTGGGCTTGTTCAGCACCGGCGAAAATGCGGGGCTGGTAACTTCGCTCCAGATGCCGTCGCGCAGTTCGACGAGCTTGAGCCGCAGCTTGGCGATGTCGCCAGCGATCAGCGTCATGCACGCGTAGACGGCGTGGAACGAAAGAACCGCGTCCTGATTGACCTCGATGTTCTTCTGCCACGCACCGGGAAACGACTCGCGCACAAGTGGCCACCATCCGCCCCCGCCACCGGGGACGTTGGACAGCGCTTTGGTCTTGGCGGGAGCCAGAACCTGCGTCAGCATCCGGGTAAGAGCATTAGCCACTGGCGTTCATGCCCCGCGCAACGAGAACGCCGAAAGTGATGAGAACCACGCCCCCGGCGATCAGACCTCCGGCCGTGCCGGTCAACAGCGTTATGCCGTAAACGATAGCGGCCGATCCTGTCAAATAGCAGAGCGCGACGAAGGCCAACAGAACAGTGTTCAAGATGAGCCTCCACGCCCGCAATAGGTAACGTCTTCGTAGCCGAGCATCGCAACCAAGCGATCCGCCGTTTCGTCGTCTTTAGCCTCGACGACGGGACCATCCCAATGTTGCGCGACCTGCGGGGATACAATGACACGATCAAAGCGCTTTGTCTTTAGGGCTTTGGCCACTTCGTCCCACACTCCGTCGGCGTTGCCGATGACGAGGCAACGCCCTGTTGGCTGTGCGCGATAGTGCTGCCCGACCCACTCCGGAAACCCGCGCTCGACGAGATCGTGCGGCTTCGGCGTACCCGGAAAGAACGTCACGCGAGAGACCGCTGTACAGGCTTGACCGATCGCGTCCCAAAAGTAGACGCCATCCTCATCACCCCACGTCTTCTCGCGCGGCAGCACCTTGCTGAGCCAAGCCTGATCCGAACCGAGGAAGTCTCTGCCGGCCGCTGCGGCGGCCTCTGGCGTGAACCTGGTGTACGCCTGCGGTCTGGCGCCGGCGCGCAACATGAAGAGCGAGCCATTGTAGGGGCGATCGCGCGTCGTACCGCGACAAATGCGGAAGTCCTCGTCACCGGCGAAGAGCGGGTCGAGGCTCTGCGAAACGACGCAATCCAGGTCCATGCAGACGATGCGCTCGCCGAAAATAGCACCAGCATCGGGCGCGAACATCGCCAAGCGCCGCAGACACTGCGGTCGGCTCTCGCCCCAAGTCGGAATACGAACATCCTCGAAATCGCGTGGTGGCGCGATGATGTCCACCGCCGAGTCGATGCCCGATGGAATGTCGGTCACGCATGCAATCCGGTGTGGGATCGTCAGGTTCCGTCGGACCATTGAGTGCCATATATTAACGTGATCGGCCGTGTACGCCGATTTAACGCCAGGTTGGTTCCACAACCAGCAAAGTACGGTCAATTCACTCAAGATAACCACCCCCAAGCTTTTCTTTTTACTAAGTTACGTACATGTTTTTCACTTATTTCGTACTCTGCGGCGATAAGACTTACTGGAATTGTATCAGCTAGACTTCTTATGTTTTTTACGGTAGCGGACGTAAGTTTAGCTAATCCGTGCAGTTCGCCTTTTGGCGAACTAACAGTACCGTGTTTAACCTTGTCTTCCGAATTTTCTTTGGCTGTGCCCCAGCACAAATTGCTGAAACAATTATTTTGACGACGGCCGTCTAAGTGCCGACATTCAGTGTTTGTCGGTCTCGGCGGGCCAAACGTTAACAGTACGAGATGATGTACCATGCGTGATCGGGTCTCGCCCTCGACGCACAAATTCACCATGAGATATCCGTGGCTATCAACCCCCGGAGTTAAGATTTTACCGTACCGTCGGATCGGCACATCCGGACCGTTCCGCGTTACGCGTTTATGTATTATCCGGTCCAAACTCCGCACGCGGCCGTGATTTGAGACCTCGTAGAACGCCTCGTAATCGGGAACCTTACGCCACTCTTCCGTGAGCATCAGACGACCCGCGTCCAGGGGAAGCTGAGGCGCTTCGTGACCCACTCGCCTTCCATGGCGCGAAGCATCTTGACGCGTGGGATGCCCTCGGCGTCTTCCGGCTGCTTGCGCAGGTAGGTGGTGGTTGAAGCGTCCGGCGTGATCTCGCGCGGTACGCGGATCAAGGGCAAGTCGAGCAATTCGACCTCGGCCTTCGCCTTGACGCGATCCCGAAACTCGCCGTCGGTGCCGTATAGCCCCGCGAAGCGCTCATCGTAACCGCCGATCCTGTCGAACGTTGCCTTGGTCATCAGCCACGAATTCGGGTGCGGCTTGTACTCTGACATGTCGGGCTCGGAGCGCCGCGAGAAGCGGTAGACCTTCGCCGGGTCCAGTTGCCGATGCGCGAGCCCGCTCAGCGTCCACTCGGGCACCAGATGGTCGATGTCGGTCATGAGCACCCAGCCATCGGGCGCGCGATCGACGCCCAGATTTCGGCACGCGTCCTGATTCCAGCGAACGTCCACGCCCATGCGATAGACTTCCTGCTCGACGCCGCAGGGCTGCGGCTGCAGCGGGTAATTCGGTGATCCGTCATCGACCAAGATCAGATGCAGACACTCACGCACGGGCTCGGCCATAGCGGCGAAGGCCGCATAGTGCCGCGCCAGCATGTTAGAGTTCTCGTAATACGCCATCACGATCGTCAGTTTCACGTCAGCGTCTCGAACTGTTCGGGGGTTAGTCGGGGGAACGTCTTGATCGCCTTCGACGGCGTCACGTTGAACACGGCAATGCCTTCACGAGCGAAAGCGTCGGCGGCAGGACCGAACTGCTGCGCCCATTCGGCGTAACGTCCGACAGATGTCGCGCCGCCCGGAGCCCAGGCGTAGCTCGAATACCAATGCGACTCACCGTTTGGCCCCTTGCTCATGTCGAAGCCGCACAGGAACACCCGTTTCGGACGCACCTGGTAGGCCAAGTTCAGCGCGCAGATGCCGCTGTTGCCGCCGTTCAGGATGCCCGGCACGTCGCTCATCTCGCCGGTCTTGTAATCGCACTCGAACGTCTGCGCCTCGAACCACAGCGCCACGTTTTTGACCGCCGATCGACGAAGATAGGTCCGCTGCTGGCGCTCACGCAGGATCGGGGCTCGGGCCTCGCTCCACAACCGATCCATCGAGAGCGCGATATCGCAGCGCGGCAACAACACGGAACTGTCATTGACCCCGATGATGAGGCCTGGAAGTTTGGTCAGGTCTAACTGTTTGACGGACCAGCCGCCAGCGACGATCGTGATGTCATGCGGCACGATACACCTGTCGGTCGAACTTCGCTTCGGAGTGAGCCGTCGCGATGAACTCGAAGCGGTCGCACAGTGTCTCGAACCAGTCAATGCGCGAATGCCGCACGTCCAGGATCAAAATCGTACCCGGCCTGATGCAAGGCTTGAGCTTGTCCAGATAGACCTCCGGAGCGTAGTGGAAGCACCACGACCGACGCGACAGGATCAGGTCGAACTGCTGGTCGGGAAAGTCATCCGGCCCGTGATAGCGAGCGTCAAAGACGCCGTTGCGCGTCAGGAAGTCATGAGCCACCCGCGCATTGCTGAACGTCTTCGCATGCGCTGTGACCTCGGGTGGGTCGTCAACACCATCGACGATCGACACCGCGAGACCGGGGAAGCGTTTCGCCAGCATGACGTCAATGCCGCCGAGCCCACCCCCGATGTCCAGAACCGACCGGAAGGGGCGCGGCAGATGCGGGCGCAGCGTCTCGGCGTCGAAGACCAAGGACCGCTCATAGTGCGTATGCCACGCAGTGCGATCCGCAATCAGGCTGTTCTGCGCGCCGGATTGGACCGCCAGATAGCGGAAGTGCTCGTCGGTGACGATCACGCCGCGCTCGTGCCTTCGACACCGCGCCGAAGGCGTTCGATAGTCCGCTGCTGGAGCCAATGCAGCGCTTCCTCGACGTGAGTGAGATGCGGCCGCTTGTATCTGATACTGCTGATGTCGTCGACG